AGAACTAGTTACTGCACCGATAGAAGCTGAATATTGGTTGATTGAATAACCAAACTTACCAGCACCATATAATGAAGCTGAAGTAATATCAGTTACGTTTGTAGATGCGTTAGCACCATACAAAGAACCACCTGAAGTGAATGGGTTAACAGTTGTGCCATATTTGAAATCAAGATAGAATACAAGACCTGAAGGTAAGTTCATAGGTTGTACGCTAACGAATTCTTTAGCAGCGATTTCACCGAATACACGACGAACTAATGGTAAAGCAACACCATTCCAGCTTTCACCAGAATATGCACCTGCACCAGCAGCTTGAGTACCAGTTTGAGAAGCTTCAGTTACTAACTGCTTAGCTTGGTTTTCCAATAGCATAGCCATTGTGTTTTTGTCTGTAGTGTTCTTGATACCTTCTAAAAGGCCAGATTTTTCCCACTTACTAGACAATTTTTTTGAATCTTCCATTACATTCTTGTATTGGTTTGAAGACTCTAATAATTGTTGTACGTTCATTTTAAATGAAAATTTGAGTTTTTGTTAATATTATTTAATACCTGCTAACATTTGCCATCTAGAAACAGTTTCGTTTACTTCAACGATTTGTTTTTGTGGAGCATTGCCAGCTGCTTTTGAAGCGAAACCTAATGATTCTTTAATTGTGCTCTTTGTAGATTTTACAATTGCATTGTTCATTGATTCAAAAATAGTTTTTGCTTCGTTTACGGTAACTGCTTTATCGAATTGTGCAATTACTTTTAATTTTTGTGATTCAGTTAAGTTCTTAGCTTTGAAGATTTTGTTAACAAAAAGTAACTTAGCGTTTAACAAATTAACTTCGTTTAACTCGTTACGTAAAGTATTGATTGTATCAATAGCTTCTTTCATTTCGTCTTTTTCTTCTTCTTTCTTAGCATCTTTTTTCTTAGCTTCGTACACTGCATCATCTGCATTTTTGTCGTTAGTCTCGTCTAAAGCGTCTAATTCAGCTAATAATTCATCTAAATCGATTTCGTCGATTTCTTCTTCACTATCGATAGCGATTTCTTCTTCGCCACCTTCTTCTTCACCGCCCATGTCCATTGACATTTCTTCGCCAGCTTCGTCTTCTGGTGTTTCCATTTCTTCAGCTTCTAATTCAGCCGAGATAATGTCTTTGATAATGTCTTTTAGTTCATCAACAGTTAAGTCAGTGATTTTGTCGCCTTCAGCTTCCATTTCGTCTTCAGACTCTTCGTCTTTAGTTTCCATTTCTTCTCCAGCTTCTTCTTCTTTAGCTTCTTTCATGTCATCAGCGTCTTTGTCTGCATTTTCACTTAATTCAGCTAAAATTTCAGATAAATCAAAATCTTCTTCTAATGATTCTTCGTCGCCTTCTTCTAAAGCAAATCCTTTTGCTCTATCAGCGTCTTGACGAATATCACCTGTGGTTTCAGGATAAAATCCTTCTTCCATTTTTTCGTCGTCTTCATCAGCATCTTTAGTCTCGTCTAATTCCATCTCTTGTAACTTTGCAGCTAACATAGATTGAAGTTTTGGAGCTAATGCTTCTTCAAGAGCGACTTTTGCGTTTGCAAGTGCAGCTTCACGAACGGCTTTAGCGTCAGCGATAGCTTCCTTGAATAAGTCTTTGTTACTCATTTTGTTTGTTCTCCTTAAATTTGATTACGGAAATAAGATTATTAAGAATCTTAATGTAGGGTTTTTAATACCGAGCTACCATAAAACACATAGATGTGGGTAGCTATTGTAGGCTACCCATAAATATATGTAGATATTAAAAACCGCGAACTGCTTAGCAAAGAGGACAAACCCCTGTTGCATTACAGATAATTTCGGTTATTAAACCATTTACTTTACTATAATCTTTTATTGACTTATGTTGTTTCGATTCAGCTAATGACATGTAGGCATTAGGCGTACTTGGTACTGATACTAAATCCCAACATAATAATTCAAAATCGTCTTGTACTTCTACAGTTTCGCCTAATTGCTTAACTGAACCCATACCACGAGATGAAATACCCAGTGGAATTTTAGACATAACTAATGCTTTAGCAATGTTACCAGCTGGTGTAGGTAATAATTGTAATTTACCCATTAGGTCGTTACCATTCCACCATACTTCTGTAATAACGTGTGATGTGTTTGCTAAGTTAACAACAGATGCTTCAGGATGATCTAATTCACCTAAAGCAGTACGTGTTTTTACTGGTCCTTCTGCGTATTTTTTTACTTCTCTTTCAAGAATTTCGCGAGGATATACACGGCCGTTACCATTCTTTTGTTCAGCTTCTTGCAGTTTACCAACAAGGGTAACAAGAGATTTACCATCACCTAAACTTTTATTTTCTAGGATCTGGATATTAGCTACTTGGAATGAGGTATGGTCTATTAATAATGATTTCATGTTATTTATTTTCTTCTTCTGCTGAAAGTGGATTAACTAAATTATCACGTCCATCAAAATATTCACTTACGGTTTCACGAATGATTTCTTCCATTGATTTTTTCATTTTTTCAAATGAAGCGCCTATATCAACACCTGGTCTCATTGTTGGTTTTGGTGCTTCTAAACCATCAATATCAATACCAGCAAAGAACATTCCTTTATTATATAAAGCCATAACTTTACCTTGTTCTTCTTTAAAACTAGCTATTTTAATTTTTTCACCATTATATGCTACTACTTCATCACCTCTTTGAAATTCAACACCATCAGCGTTTGTAGCTTTTATAATTTTACCTTTGATATCCTTTACCATTTTATATTTCTCAGGATCAGCAGGTAAATCTTGAAAGCGCATTTTTTCGTCTACGTTTTCTTTAAGCTTTTTTTTTTCGTCTTTTTTAGGCATTTTAACCTTTTGCATACCGTTTACTAAATCTACTAATTGAGCAGATTCTTTTTTAGCTTTTTTAGCAGGAGCTACTTTTTCACCTTTTACTTTTTTAGGATGAGCTTCTAAACCTGATAATTTTAATGTAGTATAGTAGATTGGGTCTTTAGTAATATTTTTATAAGCAATTTCTTTAGCTTTATCTAATTCCATATTACCATGCTCTAATTCTGTTCTAATACCTAATCTTAATTCAGTTGGGTTAACTTGTTGTATGCTATAATTTTTTTCTTCTTTCTTTTTAGCTTCGTTTAATGTTTCATCGTATTGAGCTTTAACTGCTTCTTCACCATCTTTTTCTTGTTCTACACCTTTAAGTATAGCATCTAATTCTTCATCACCCGTTTCTTTTTCTTTTGGTTCGTTCATTTCATTTTGAGTAGGAAAAGCTAATGCAGCTATCTTATCTAATGTTTCTTGCTCATTAGCACCTACTTTCACACCATCAAGTGACCATTCACTATCTTTAAACAAAACTGCAGTACCTAATTTTTCTATATCGGAAGTTTTTTGTCCACTCTGTGCTGGTTCTTTAGAAATATGAAGTACTAATTCTACTGGACTTTTGTCATAATCTAAAAAGTAACCACCTAAAAATGGTTTACCATATAAATCTCTAAGTATTCCGTCTAACTCAATAGTATTACCATCTTGAACTTTAGGTGTTTCTTCTGGTTTAGATTTAAAAGTAGGAGCTTCAGTTATAATACTCTTATTTTTAAGAATTCTAACTGCATCACCAAATGATGTTACATTAGTAATAAATTGAGGAAGTGACATACGTAAATTTCTCATGAAATTTTGTTGTGTCATTTTACCTTCTTTTAAATCACAATACTGATTTGCTATACTTTTCATTTATGTTATATTTTATCTACCTTGACCTTTATATGTTTTAGGACGTGGTGTATGTTTGTTATATTTTTTCTTTGCTGTACCTACTTTACGTTTACCAAATGATAACTTATTGCTATTGCCTACTGATTTTGCCATTATTGGTTTAAACTTTTAATTTTATTGTTTAATTGATTTACCATTTCTGATATAGAAGCAACATTCTTTTGTGTTGCTTTCCAATAATTGATACCACCATCCTCACTTAATTCTTGCTTCATGCGAGATGTATATTCAACAATACGATCAATTTCAGCTAACTTACGTTTTACTTCACGAATGGCTTTATGTAATTGCTCAGATTTAGTTCTGTGCTTTACATCTTTTTTAAATTTACCATATGTTACTTCATTGATTAATTCTTTTTCAATGATATCTATTAATGATTCTTTCATACTAATTTTTTCAATTTTACTAGGCATTACATTTGTTGATGGTAAACCTTTAAGATTTTTTAAACGAACATTACCATTATCTAAAAAGCTAACAATTTCCCATTCTTGGTTTTCATATTTAACTTTATCTCCTACTTTAAAATCAGTATTTTCGTTCATAGCTGATTTTTTAACTAATTTCATACCTTGAGACTTTGCAGTTTCAATAGCGCCATTTGATTTTTGTCCTTTTTTAGAAAAAGCCATTGCAGATAAATAACCACCAGCGTCACCAGAAACAGACATTTCGTCTAATTCTTGTTGTACTAGTTGTTTAATATATTCTTGTAAATCCATTTCTTTATTTTCTTTAATACCAGCTACTGTTCTACCAGCATATTGTTTTTTTAAGTAATCAACCATTTCAGCATTCATATTGAAATTAGGCTCTAATGATTGAGTATCTGGTTTTGATTCTATTGTTTTTGACATCATTTGCATAAATCCATTCTCAACAGTATCATCAACAATAGCACTCATTTCATCATCTATATCTAATTTATCTAACCAAGTACCTGTTTTTTTAGTATCTGGTTTTGATATTGCTGCTCTCATAAATTCAAATGTAGTTTTAGCAATTTCAGCTCCTGGTATAAACCCCATTAGTGTTCCTAAAGCTATATTTCCTATTTTTTCTCCTTTTTGTTTAAGAGCAATAGCTTTAATAACTTTTTTTAGATCACCGTATGTGTTTAATTCTAATGCCATTACTTATATCCTAACTTAGTCAATACTTTTTCTACTTCCATACGAACAGCACTTTTAGAAATTTTACCAGGTGCAAGTCCTAAAGTTTTAAACCAAACTTCAAAAGCACCAGGAAATTCTTGAATACTATTAATAGCTTTAGATTTACTAGCTACAGTTGTTGCTGAAGCTTGTGCTTTACCTAATGCTGCTACATCACTTGGAATATTAGCTAATTCTTGTAATCTGTTCATTATTTTACTGATTTAATTTCGTCAATTAATTGATGATATTGTAATAACGAAATAATATTTTCGTCTTTTACACTTTGTGATTTATCTAATGGATGTAACAATGTAATTACTTCAGCTAATTTAATCTGAGTAGTTTTGTCTGTTATTGTAGGGATTAAAGCTGTAATTTCTTCAGTAATAGTTTTAAAATTACTGTTAACAAATTCTCTTAACTTAGTTGTGTTACTAATATTGTTGATAAATTCTTTTAATACACCTTTTTGCTTATCAGATAATGTAGCATATTTGCTATTAAATTTTTCTAATAACATGCGATAAGCTAAGATACGAGTACCTTTATCCATGTTACCGTATTCTTCCATTACACGATCTTTAACACTTTCTTTATTTACCTCTTTACGAGTGATGTGTTCAAGTAATGTAATTTTATTATCAATGATTTGCTGTGGTTCAGTAAACTCTAAAGAATTGTGTGCTTCAATTAAATTGAATGCAGCAGCATATTGCTTGTAGTTACTGATTTTTGCTTTAAAGAATTCTTCTAAATCGTAACTTTTACAAATTTCTTTAATTAAATTATATTTTTCCTTACGTAAAGCCGTTTTGTTTAAACGCAAAGAAGCCTCTAACGTTGAATTAACAAACGTTTCGGCTTTAGCTTCACTAAGATTTTTTGGTGTAATTAACGCTTGATATACCTTATATTCTTTTGCTAATTCAGACTTGCTAAAATATTTTTTAACTAGTTCAATAGCGGCAGAATCTTTATTAGATACAGTATCTGATGCTATTTGGCGTACCAATAGCTCGAACAATATTCCTGTATTTTTAAATTTACTGTGTTTTATTTTCATAATGAATAGTGTGCACTATCAATAAATATGTGTTTATTGTATACCCTTGATGTTTTTTTCATTTAATAATGACGGTTCCTGGTCGGGCCCTACTACCAGTTCTTTACGAGCTATGTTCATTCCCTCGAATAATTGTTTATGTCTTTTTAATTCAAACATGGCTTTTGGTGTACCGCTACCTTCTTCAGGTTGATTTGCAGTATATAGTGTACCGTTTTCAGCACTACCTAATGGATCTTTACCTAATGCTCTTTGTTGTGTACCAACAATAGATGCCTTTTCTTTAGGACGACCAACAGGACGTGTTTCGTCGTATCCTGGAGGTACAGCTCCATCCGTATTCATTCCTGATCTACCTTTACCATATAATGAAGCTAAGTCGTGTGGTGTACCAAACGATTTACCAGTTTTAGCTGGGTCATTACCTTCATTTTCGATTTGAGCTAATCTAAATACGCGTTTCTTATCTTCAACTACTAAATCACGATATTCATCATATTGATCTTCACTGAATTGGAATATATTGTCGTAAATAAAGTCTGAAGGTAATAGGTTAGTATCTTGTATTGATTTAGCTAAGTCTACTTTTTCTTTCCACAATGCAATCTTTTCTTGTTCGTATATGATTGATGGAACTGTTAATGATAATTCAAAATTTGATAATGATTCACCATCATATCCTTGAACGTATAAATGCACTAATGCCATTTTATACAATTCAGATAATATAATACGTTGGATACGTTCAACTGTACGAGCGAAACGAATATCTTCAGCAGCTAATGTAGCTTTACCAGTTAAATCTTTTTCAAATCCGAAGAATGCTTTAGGCACCTTAAGCGCTGCTAACATCTCATCGCGTAGGAAATTAACGTCATCAATAGCGTTGTATTCTAAACCTTTGATTGTATCAATCTTGGTTGCTGTATCATTACCACGAGTCGGAAGATAAAAATCTTCCATCATGTTTTGTAAATTATATCTTAAATTGTAATCGCCTGTTTGTTGATCTACAAAAGGTGTTTTTTTCATCTTTTGCATTATCTTCTGCATGTATCCGTCTACTTCAGCAGGCGGTATATTACCAACATTCACAGTGAATACGCGTTTTTCCGGGGCACGTGTAATGCGGTGCAATAACATCGCATCTTTCATCAGCACATACTGCTTGTAAGTTTTACGAGCAGGTTCTATAAACGAGCGCCCATAAGGCAAGTAGTTTGCGTCAGTTAATAGCCTAAAATGCGCTATTTCATAGTTTTCAAATTTAATTTTACCATCTCTATCTTTAACACGTGTACTTAAACCACCCGCTGCGATTACCATCGGATCGATTCTGAAACATACATAAGATGGGTTAGAAGGGTCTATACCCTCTTCACGAACCATATCATAAACTGATAATGGTGTTACATTGTAAATACCAAATTTTTCAGCTACTTCCATATGCAAGTAAAAATCACCATACTTACACATATTTCTAACCCACATCCATAAGTTAAATTCGATGTTTAATACATCGTAGAATAAATTATATAATATGCGTTGTACATTTTCGTCAGCGCTTCTAATTTGTAATACTTCTTTTGCTTCATTTTTTAATGTAGCTTCATCAGCTAAAATATCTAATGCTGATGCTATGATTGATTCTGTATCCATTGCTTCATAGTCAGTATATAACTGGATACGAAGTGTTTGATAGTTCATAGTTGGATTGTAAGGCATGTTAGCTCCAAATCTATGTAACTTAGTAAATCTATCTATTAATGCGTTTGTTTTTATATTTCCAAAGGCTTGGATTTTGTCAACATCTATTGTTTTTAGTTGATTACCACCAACATTTCTGATGATGACATCTGTGCTAAACAAACGTGTTAATCTTCCAAATAAGCCTGGTCTATTATCTGCCATTATTGTGTTTTAATTATACTAATAAATATTTATTAACTTAGTACCCATGTCATATCTTCGAAATCACCGTGTCCATTATCTATCATGAATGGATTTTGTGTTCCTCCAGGTAATTCAGGGCCTGTGTAACCATATGTAGTTTTAGTTATACTTGAGATCATTGCTCTGTTTAAATCCATTCCTTGTTCATAGAATTTCATTGCAGTATCTCTAGTGAATAACCCCATTCCTAATGCCATTACTAAGTCATCATTATATCCATTTTGGGATTGTGCTTTACCATTCATCCAAATGAATACACGTAACTCTTCTAATAAGCGTTTAGAATGAAATACAAATGCCTTTTCTCGAATATACGACTCCATTTTTGAGATAACAAGTGGTCTTGTTTTTGCTGATGTAGTGAATCCAGGAACAGTTTGTTCTTGTTCCATTTTAGTTAACCACTTATCCATACTCATATCTCCATAGGCACGAGGTGAATAATACATCTTTTCATAACCTTTCTCTATAACTGTATTTACCACATCCCATCCAATGTTGGCATTTTCCACGACCAATAAAGCATTATTATACTCAGTAGCAACAGATACCAACATATTTCCAAAAGTACGTGTATCGACTTGCGATTTATATTCAGCCACCTGCTCACACGTTGTTGCATCGATGACGTGAAAAGCCGAATAGTCACTACCATCACCGCGAGCGACATCAGCACAAACAATATACTGCTTGCTGTAATCAGGATAAGCCCAAATCCAAAAATCACCACCCATAAACCTACGTTCAATAGGATCTTGTATAAAAGTTTCTTCATAAAAAGATAATAATTCAGGTTCAACAACAGAATTTCCAGATCCTAAAAAGTCACAATCATATTCTTGGGCAAACTCACGAGGCGACATATTCGCATGCTCTGTTATTTCCCACTTTTCATCTCTATCAGGATGTAAATTCCATTTTAATTTTATTGCTTTAAATTCATTTTTTCCAATTTCAGCCTCAGTATACATTCTATGAAACCAGTTACCAACACCATTTGGAGATGATAATGCTATAATACCTCCACCTGTAGCGATGGTTGGTTTTATACTCGTATAAATTTTATCAATACCTTCAATAAACGCGGCCTCATCTATTAGTAATAACGATACAGCGTATGATCTACCTGCATCTGATGCTGCTGATGTAGCTATAATTTGAGAGTTATTGGCTAGTTTTAATGATAGTTTATTATCAGATAATGGTTTAATATTACCTTTTAACCAAGATGGTAATGAATTGTACATAAATTGTACTTTCTCTACCATTCCTTTAGCTGTTTCTTGCTTTGTTGCAATACACAACACCGTTTTATCCTTTTGAAATAACATTGTCCATAACGCAAAGCCAGCTGATAGTGTTGAGATACCTAACTGTCTTGATTTATTTATAATACTAAATCTATTAGCTCTAAAATCATTTAATACCTCTTCCTGGAATGGGTAAAGATGGAATAATATTCTACCTTTTACAGGGTGAGTAATATAACAATATTTTCTAAAGAAGTGTACAGGGTCGGTAGCACATTTAATATATTCCGCCTTGATTATTTCCTTAACATTTGCTTGACTCATGTATATAAATATATAAAGAAAACCCGACCTTACGGGGTCGGGCTTAAAACCATAATACTGAGACTATGGCGGGGCTGTTCCTAAGGTAGAACTTATTTTGCAATCATTAAGTAAGCTAATCCGCCAATCACTACATAGCTTCCTATGCGTTGAAGTTTAGATTTAGCTTTTAACTTATTGTATTTGAAATCCAATTGTTGATATTGGCCTTCCCATCCAGCAATTTCTTTATCTTTATTGTTTAATATTAATCTAAACTTATCTTCCTTACTAATATATTTACTAATAACACTATCTTTAACAATTACTTTTGTTTCTAATGTTGTGATAGCGCTATCTTTTAATACAATAATTTGTTTAGCACCATCTAATTCCACTAAATCCTTAGCAGCAGACACTAATATTGGTTGTGCTATTGATATAGGATTAGTAATTATATCTTTAGGATATCTTGTGTTATAAAAATATACTAATTGATTTTCTTGTAAATCATCAATTTTATTTTTTTCAACTTCAACTGTTTCTACAATCTTAATAACTTTAGTTTTTTGATGTGCTAATTTATCAGTTAATGTTTCACTAACATAATTTAATGAATCAATAACAGCATCATCTTTTCTAATTTCAACAAACAATGAATCGTTTACTTTATGCAAACTATCTACTTGAGCTAAAAATACTTTATGCTCAACATTGCTGCTACATTTTTCAAATAACACACTACCTATTAATACAGTTACTACTGCAAAGATAATGATTGGCAACGATTTTTTTAATTTCAATAACATATTTTTATTTTTTTATTCCTGCGTAATATTGTGCTCTACCAATTGCCCACTCATCTATTGGTTCTTCGTCTTCAATTTCTTCTGGTTCAATTGGTTTCGGTGGGGTTACTTTTTTACCTGTTGTTTTTTCTTGGCGTTGACTTAAATATGCTGATGATGCATATAAATCTTCTAAACGTTTTTCTAATGATACTTTCAAATCACGCAAACGTTGTAATTCAGTGGATGGTCTATCATTGATATCACCTGCTGTTGTTCTACCTTTTCTTAATTTTAATATATTAGATTTAGTAGCAGCTAAACGTCTTTCTAAATCAATAGATTTCATAAACGCTTCGTATTCATCATCGCTTAATCTTGATGCTGAAGATACTCCTGATTTTTCAATATCACCAATTTCTGGTTCTTCGTCTCCAGCGGCTGCTGCTGCAGCAAAACTAGCATCAATTTCATCATCAGTCATATCACCTCTAATAAAATCAAATTCACTATCTACTGGTGTTTCACCTGCTGCTGATGGTTCAGCTGCTGGACGATTTAAACGTGGAGCCGCTTGAGCGCCTGAAGCAACAATTGCTCCACTAGCTACAAGTTCCATAAAATCAGCGTTGATTGGATTTTGTTTATTATATCCTAATTCACCAGCTACATCAATTTTTGACATTGGTTCTTCTGTAGCTTGCATAGCAGTAATAATTCTATTTTTCTTACCTGTAAAGCTAGAAGCATTAGTATCAGGTGCTAATTCATAACGTACAGATACGTTAGCTAATTCATCGATTTCTACTTCTTTAATTTTCTTATTTCCAGCAGTTACACTAGCAATAGTTGTATCTGCTTTTAACTTATTAAGAGTTGCAGTATCTGCAGTGTCAATATCTAATACTTTGTCACCTTTATTTTTATCTTTGTAATCTATTGTAGTGGGCATTGTTGATTCATCTACCACATCTTTAATAGTTTTACGTATGATTTCTTTTAATTCTGATACTTTCATTTTGTTTTTATTGTGCATATAAATATTATATATTTTGTAAAATTGTCGCAATACGTTCCTCAGTTGTACCTTTAATATATATTAATTTCTTAGGTTTATATTCTTCTAATGATTCACGAATAACCCAATCGATTTTATTACGATATTCTTCATCAATAGTACGAACACCATTATCTTCAATAGGCACACCTTCAGGTGATACATAAAATACTACATCATATTGTTCACGAAGCGTCATAGCAGCTTCAACAAATGAACGCTTATTAAACCAATCAATTGATTTAGCTGAAAATGTAAATGCACATACATCCCATATTGTTCTATCAGTAATAATATTTGGATATAATAATTCAGTAGCACGTTCAGCTAAAAATACAAACTGACCATTTAATGTAGAATCTGTATTTAGTGGAATACCTAAATCACGTAAGTATTTACTACGTTCAGTGTACACACTATGATCTTTAAATTGATCTAATTCACCTAATGCTTTTGCTAATGTAGTTTTACCTACACTCATAGTTCCTGCTAATCCTATTTTCATTTGTTTCTTTCGTTTATTTTTTTCATTTGACGAGCTGATTTCTTATCCTGCTTAGCTTGTTTAGCATTCAATTTAATAGCTTTTTCTGCGCCAGCTTTATACTTAATATCAACTTGAATAGGTCCATTTCTAAACTTATCCAAATCGAAACTCCATGTTTCAACAGCGTATTCATCTTCATAAACACGAGTAAATTTACGTGGAGCTTCTTCTTGTATTATTGTTGCGGGTCTACCTCTTCTTTCTTCCATATAATGAAGATATAATTTTTATTCTGCTTAAACCCTAGCGCCTGCTGCTTTACCAGCTGCTGTTTTGTAGAACGGTTGACCATTGATATCTTTTTTTCTTTCTTCCCATTGGTCTTTAGTATATTTAAAACCAAATAACCAATATTCAGCAGCGCGTTTATTACCTTGTGGGATATAAGCGGGACCATCCCAGTTATGCATTTTATTTAACCAATAGTATACTATTGATCCGTCTTTTGTCTTTAATCGTTTTGTTTCTGCCATTTTTATTTTATTAAGTTTTCTGCAATGTAAATTCCGTGTGCGCCTGATACTGTAATTCCTCTAGCTGATAACGCATCACCAGCAAAGTGTACATTAGGGAAATCATTTAATGATAAATCTTCATATTTTACTAATGGTTCAGGTGATAAGTACTTTACCTCAGGAGCGTAAAAACCCCAATCATTACCAAATTCAAATACAGTATTCATATTGTCTATAAAATTAACAATATAAGCAAAATATTCACCAAGCGCTAATGATATAGGAGCTAATGAGTTTGTTTGTGTAGTTGATACTCTATTTCCTTCTGATGTTAATGAAGGTGTTCTTGTGTACTCAGGAGAATAATATAATCCGGTTCCGTTTGCTTGTAGTTTTTGTACTGCATCTCTACTCCAAGCAAATGGATCTTCAATACCCTTAATTTCCATCAAGATACCAAAGTTAGTCATATCGTTTTTAAATTCATCACCCTTCTTAGCATGACCATTATAACTAATATTACCATATGTTTCTTCAACAGCAACAAATGCAGCATTATTATTAGTACAGAATGAGCGAATAGATACATTATCGTGTTTTTGATATAACTTAAAGTCATAAGATACATCAATCAATTTCTGGAAGTATTTTTGAGGTGCTTCGAATCGAACACCAATTTGTACTGCTTTAGGTTCAGTAGGTAGTTTATATCTATCAGACATCGATTGAGCAAAATCAATACCAGATTTACCTACAGCAAATATTAATTCATCATAGTACATATGAGCTGCTCTACACCCACATCCAGGATCTCCATAACGAACATCACTGTTTTCAAAATGAATACCAACTACTTCTTTTTCCCAAATAAAGTTAACTCCTTTATCTAATAAAAAAGCATACCAATTTTTAGCAATTTCATGTAAGAAATTTGATCCAATATGCCACACAAGCGACATACGTAAATCAAAATATGGTTTGATAAACTCAGGCTCTTCTGTTGGATTAGAACATGATATAGCATCTGGTTGTGGGTGAAATCTAGTAAAATTAGCTACTACTTCTTCCATTAATGACATGGCTTTTTCCTCACCACAATACTTAGACAATTGTCCACCTTGTACTGTTGATACTACTAATTTACCATCTGACCAACCACCAGCACCTAACATACCAGTCATTACCTCTTCAGGTAAACGATCAATCGGGTTCTTACCTTTATCTATAATTGTGATTAGGCTACCATCATAGCCATTATCTACTAATTTGGTTGCAGCATTAATACCTGCAACGCCTGCTCCAATAATTACAATTTTTTTCATATATATAAATTTAAGTTATTATTTTGACATTTCCAAATGTAAGGTGGCCCACCTTTTGGGTGCGCCACAGCTGCATAATATTGTTTTGAGTCGACAGGCTATGAATCTGTCTATAAATTAACTAAAGAAAGACTTGATATTTGCTAATTCAATCATTCTTTTTACTTCATCCATTTGTTGATCTTCACTATTGCCTTCTACTAAACCATCGTAGTCAGCCATAGTTAATGTTTTTCCAGTTTCGCTTGCAGCGATTGCTTTTTCAGCTACGTTATGTAAATCCATAT